CCCCTGCATCCGTCAGGGTACACCGTGAAACCTCGCAGCCTGTGAGCGTAAGAAGCAAGAGTATCAGTAAACTCAGTAACAGTATCTTCATTGTTAAGCTTACTCCCCCACTTGGGCAGATTGATTGTGCTGCTGATAGACATATCAACATAGTCCTGTACATCTGCCTGAAACTTTATACGCCTCTTATAGTCCTCTGCAAGATCAAGGGCTGACTCAATGCTTTTTGGATCAACACCATACAGATCAATGATCTCCTGTGCTGCACTGTCCACCACGTACTGATAGTGCCAACGATTGCCACCCTTCAGATACCTGCGCTTGTAAGCCACAGCAAAGATAGGCTCTACACCTGTGGATGTTCCTGCAAGAATACCTATTGATCCAGTTGGAGCAATGGCACGATTAGCGACAGGAGTAGAACAGCTAAGAGTATTACTAAAGTCGGTGCTAACGTGATCACTAACTCCCTTATATACCGATAACCACTTGTGAAGTCCTTCGGTAACTTCATACTTCTGTCCTCCCTTGATTAACCATTCATGCATACCCATCAGACCAAGACCAAGCCTACGGTTCTTCTCTCTGGTCTTGTATACCTTATCATAGGGTAGCTTTGCCCTGAGTGTTCCACATAGCAGAAACTTGGTAGCAAGCTCCACTACATCTGCGAACTCTTTCAGATCGTCAATGCGCCCCATATTAACAGACCCAAGATTACAAACATCAGAATCATCTTCAGATGTAACCTCCGTGCAAGCATTACGTAACGTCTCCTTTTCCTTGTCGAAAAAATTAAACGAGAAGCCCGGTTCTGCACTTCTAAGAGCCTGACGTACATTAGTCCTAAAGACATCTCCTGTATCTCCTGTTTTCCAATAGTTAAGCAACCATTCTGTATCGTAGTTCACGCTGATGTTTGTCATATCCAGCGGTGCCACAAAGTTAAAGTCTTGTTCTTTTACCTGACCAATGGAGAAACCTGTCTCACCCACTGGCATATCATACCAGTTTTTACTGGCAAGAAACTTATCTACATCAGCATGTTTCCAGTTAAGACTGGCATAGATAGCAGACCTGCGACTGCCACCCTGCATGACCCTTCGGCCAATCTCATTGATCATCTGCATCTTTGGTATAGGGCCAGAAGCAAGACCACCCGTACCATTGAGGATACGTCCTTCCTCACGGTATACAGAGTAGTCCACTCCAATACCACCGCCTGTCATAAGACAGGACTCAGACTTCCAAGAGATGTCAGCCCAATCTTCTCTACTATCCTCCTCTGCTTTGAGCAGGTAGCAGTTATTAAAAAACTTATTCTCACGCCCTGCATAATAAAGATATCGACCACCGGGAATAAACTTCAGGTCAGTGATCATACGTTTCAGTTCGTCTTTGTCATCCTTACTTAGATAGTCCTGACACACATCGTCTACCAGAGTAGATGACAGTGCATCCCATGTCTCGCACCCATGATGGGCGTACTTGTGTTTAAAGATGTCTTCGCTAAACTTGGAGCGAAACATCGGGTTCTCATTAGATCGAAATTGTGGCATAGCTTTGTTCCCCTTCTAGTTGTCGTATTCCATTTCCAATATGAGTTGGGCATAGTGGATCGCTTTTTCTATATCCTTTCTCCCCTCTCCCTTAGTGCGGTGTCGAGTGATGTATTTTATCACATTACCCTCCAGATAGTCAAGCCCATTTGCATGGATATATTCTACTGGTTGTATCTTGCATCCCTTGTAGTGTTGTCCTCCTACTTGTTGTTGAAGTGCTTTCTCTTCTTTCATACGTCTAGTATAATAATCATAGTTTCTTTCATTGTTTGGGTAGTTACGTTCGTCATAAGAAGCTATTGAGCTTTCGTCTAATTTCATTTACGTTCTCCGATGTTACAGTTTTAACAGCAAAACTTCTCACAGCTTCAGGCTCCAGACCAGCAAGCTCACAGGTTGACTCAAAGTTTTCACAGGTTACTCCAATAGAACAGAAGACCCATGCGCTTGCCTGATCACGGTGAAGCACTGTCTCTAAACTCTCAGTAGGTTCTTTAGGTTTGGATAGGTCTAACAAAGCTTGAAGAACTATAGCTAGATGCAGTGTCTTGTCTGCATCCTTATTAGTTAGGTCGTATAGTGTACCGAAGTCAGGGATGTCATTCATCTTCAGGCCACTCCTGTACTGGACGATAGTACTTACCACCTACATAGTTATTGTAATAGGCAGGTTCATCCGTTCCCTCTATCTTTGCTGTAAGAACTTTATAGATCATCTGAAAATAACACTCATAGTATCGGAGGCTCCTCTTGTTTTTATACTCACCAATAACTTGGAAACGAAAGTTTTTCTTACCAAGTTTCTTGATATCTTCATTAAGATATTTACTAGAGCCTGTATAGATACGCCAGTTTGATTCTACTTTCTTACCCTTACGTGTAACGTAGTATTGCTTACAACCTATGTAGGCTTTCTTAGTCTTCTTGTTTGTAATGCGATATACAAACCCAAAGCTATTCTTCGTATCAAAGTCTTTATCATATTCCCAATGCATTAGAAGTTAGTTACTTCCTCAACGTCAGGCTGCTTTGCTACCTGCGTAAGATACCTCTTACCCTGCGAATACTTGAACGCACGTAGCCCTGCGCCGCCGTTAGCATCAGACCAACAGTCTCTCTTATGCTCGCAATAAACACAACCAACAGCAAGCTTACGGTTGCCAGACTTACCATCAGGTAAATCGGAGTAGCACTTATCAGGTAGAAAAGGCGCAGACACCACGTCTTTAAGATGTTTAATTCTTTCTTTAGCATTGATCATATCCATACTGTGCAGTTGAGAGAGACATACCTCACCAGTAGATTTGTTAATGGCAAGAAAGGCTGCACGATTTAGATCATTGGCTGCTGCATAGGCAGATACCTGTGCAACATAACCAAAGGGATCATCCTCTGTTAGCCTATTGTATTTAAACTTATCAAAACCTATACCACTGGCAGACTTAACATCAACAAGGACACCATCAATAATTGAATCCTGATGTCCAACCACACCTTCAAGTGTAACTTCTTTCTGTTGATCTGTAACGTCATGTCCTGCCACTGTAGCACAGAGCAGTAGAAGCTCCTCAAGAATATACCCATAGAGAAACTTAATCCTTGTAGATGGCGGCAGTGTCTCCGGTGTTAGCTTCTTGTTAACATCGTACCAAAGCTTTCGATCTGGCTTACCAATAGCAGACAGGCGTAGGTTGCCACGATCTCTTGGCTCTTCATATAGAAAACTTTTCAGGTGTACCTTCAACATATCACCAAAGGTATCGATATGTTTATCTACCTCTGCTTCATCCATGTCGATAGGCGTTAGATTAAACAGATCATAGATATCTTCTACAAGAGTTTCTATTGTTTTCATAATAAAAAAAGGGGAGAGGACAATGACAAAACCTCTCCCCCTTCCTTTCTATGCTAGTTAAAAGGGAACAGCTTCCGATGTAGCTTCTTGCACGTAACCACCCTCAACAGGGGTGAAGTCTTCAGTGCCATCGGTGTACTCAATAAAGTCTACGATCTGTACAGCAGCAAGATCAGAAGATACTCCTGACTTACCAGCATAGTTCCAATCAAACGGGATTGCTTTTACATTCACTACGCTACCATTAGCAATTTTCTTTCCATCCCACAGATTATTCTGTGAGTCTTTGACGATGGGTGCCTGACGCTCAGTCCCATCCTTACGCATAACCTTACGCTTAATAGTAACGAAGTCACCACGTTCGTCTCCCTTGTTAGCGATAGGAAGATTAGCAGCTTCGATGGTTGCACGGTTGTCGTCGTTAACCTCAACCTGAATGCTCCACACCGGATCGAACTTGGTGTTCGGCTCAGTGATAGAAGCATAGTGGCACTTACCAGAAATGTAAATCGGATCGTTCATAAATAGTCTCCTTTAAAACGCTGCGCTATTGCAGCCATGATGGGGATCATTCCCCGTTAGGTTGTCTACTACTAACTAAACAACGAGTGCATTATAACATATCGTATATCAGGATGTCAACACCTAATGTGTCTCTGCCCAATTATTTCCAACCTTAAAGTCTGAATCAAGGTCACACTTAAAGTTTAGTATTTCCTGTGTCGTATATATAGCCTCCTTTGTTATCTTGGTAAAGCTTTCTATGTCTGGCTTGGCTACCTCAAACTGATACTCATCATGTACTGAAGCAACAAGCTTGGCATCAAGGCCATGCTCCCAGATCATCCTGTCCATCTCAACAAGCCAACGCTTGCATACCACTGCACCAGCACCCTGAAGCAGAGTGTTAAGTGCAGCATGTTCGTGCCTGATATGTAACATACGACCATCAAGA